ATCTTGTGTAGTATCAATTCCCGTAGTTTCAAGCTGGGCAATAGCGGACAAAATGTCGCTATCAGCGACTGCGACAGTAGAACTGCCTGCTGTGCCAGAAAAGCCAGCAAAGAGCGAGGCTAGAGCTACTTCAAGCTTCTTTGCCATAGTGTAGCCAGCGTTCATAGCGTACTTTTCTTGAATGTAGTAGCTGTGCTTGACTTGAGCGGCTTCACGGTCCTCAATGGCAAAGGAAACTTCAAACCACTGGTCAACGGTCAGTGTAACCTTAGTTTCAGTGGGTTGGTTAAGCGTAACGGCTGTGGCGTTTACCTTAGCGTTAGCTGACATTTCGGTTAGGTTCGGCGTGTAAACAATATTACCACCCTCGGCAAGCTCACTAGAGCGGTCAATGAAGAAATCAGCGAGCATAAGCTTGAGCTTAAAGAAATCGTTGATTTTCTCACCCCAGACCGCAGGAATAAACGAGGCAAGGGTAGTTAAACTTTCTGTGCCTGTTGGAAAGGCCATAAATTATCCTTTTCGCATTAGCGAATATTCTTTGACGCCTCTTTCATAAAAGCCATATGCTCGTCTCTGGACATGTCAGAGGGAGATTTTTCGTCTCTAGCTGTAGTAGAGCCTCTTGAAGCGGCAAGCTTAGCTTTCTCTTTTTTGCGCTCACCCTCTTTCTTCTCCAAGTAACCTTGAAAAAGCGGAGTGTCCTTAGCTTTTAAAAGTGAAATCTTTTTAGCTTCCGCTACCGCTTTCAGTTCGTCTAAATCTTCCGCCACCATGCCTTGAGCAATCAGTATAGCTTCTTCACGAGAGAGAACATCAGTTGTGTTAGTTGTTGGTTTAGTTTGCTTTTTCAGCTCTTTATTTTCAGCCGTAACGCGGTCAGCAAACTTCTTGTACTCGTCCGCTTTAGCAGCCTTAGCTTTAAGAGCTTCAATATCAAGTTCCTTATCTTCATCTTGTGCTGGTGTATCTGCAATAGTTTGTTCTTGGGCAACTATTTCCTCATCAGGGTTTTGCGTCTCCTGCAAGACATCTTGAGTTTCATCGCTCATAGACATTGCTGGTTAAAAGGACTAGCTCCTCAATTAAGCCTATGGAAGGCATAGGCGACCCATTAGTGTTTAGCAACACTCCCCTTGCCAAAGCAAAGGGACTATGGCTAAGCATTAGGTTTGGACATTCCACGGCTGGCATGGAACTTAGCAACTGTGGCTTTAGCTTTATAGCCTTTGCTCTTTTGCTTTTGGCTATTCTTGGCAACGCCAATCTTAAAGCTTTTCATATTTGGCTTGCTTGTACCTTTAGGCATATTATTTCTAGTTAATTATATTTTTTCTTTACCACGGCTGTCGTGGTACTTATCTACTTTCTTGCTTTTTTTCTTAACATGATAAGGCAACTTCGCGCCTATAGGAGTATGGGCTTGAAACTCTTTGGCAATTTCAGGGTGGTGGATAAACATATATGCACGTTGGGCTTGGCTTTTAAAAGGCATATTATCACCTCGCTTCGTTGTAGTTAATTGGCTCTTTAGGCGGTGAAAAGTCCGCCTCCATTTGGTCAAAAGCTTTATCCCAAATCTCCTTAGCGTCAGCTAAGTGAGCGGTATCTTTTCGTTCAAAGGTTCGGGTAATAACCTCTTTCATAAAAATATCATCAACATACTGCTTAACTTCTTCCCTCATTCCCTTGTTCTTGTAAAAATCACTGACTAGGCTGGGCATTTGGTTGTGTCGCTAATTGTGGTTGCTGTAACTGTTGCTGTGGCTGTTGAATATCAATGCCAGCCTGTTTTGCCATTTGCACTTGACCGTCAGGTGGCAAATCTTTAAAGCTAATACTCTCACTAACTTTATTCTGCGGCTGTTGTTTCTGCTGTTCTTGTACTTTCCTAGCCTGCTCGTTTATCGCCGACATTAAACTTACTGGTGATATGCCGCTTCCGCTAAACTCTACAATCTCCATAAACAATTTAGTCATGACTGCGTCCCCTGCCAAATTAGGATTCTCGGCATAAGCTTTCATTATATTCTGTAAACTATCTAGAACCATTTGTTTATCCTTGCTCTCGCCCGTAATGTTGACGCTGACTTTAGCATTTATATCCTTGTAGTAATCCTTCGGCACTTCTAAAAATCTAGTCTGTTTGGATTGTCCAGGCAAGAGTTGAGCGGCTTGCAAGTTAGCTTGGTATTCATCAAAAGAATGAATCTCGCCCGCTAAAACTTTTTCAATATATTTTTGATTAGCTGTCCAAGTGCCAAAGTTCTTATCAATCTCCTTCAACTCATCAGGAGTAAAGTTATGGCTCAAGATATGTTTAGCGTTAAGCTGTTTGGCTAAGTAAGGCAAAATCCAATCGTTAAACATATCCTCCCAGAATAGCCCTAAGTCCTGTTGCAGTTCTTTAAAGACACTGCTGGACTGCTGTAGTGTTAAGGCTTGTAATCTAAAGGCTGTGCCTGACGCCGGCTTCTCGCCTCGTTGAGCGTCATAAGCACTGCTAGTTCTATTAGCTAGTAAGTACCACTGCTCAATCATCTGATTAAATAAAGGCATACCACCGCTAGGCACAAGCGGCACTTGGCTCACGGGCTTGCCTTCCTCATGCTCTAAAATCTGCCCATCGTCATACTCCGTTAAAGCATTTCGCCCTCTAAGTTTCTTGCTGGCGGATTGCAAGGCTACTTTAGCGGCGTAGTTGAAAGCCTTGTGTTGTTTCTGGACTGTGTCGTTTATCCAAACTTGCGGTTCTTCATTTTCCTCAATCACGCCCACGCCAAAATCACGGCCAGCTTTTCGCTTTCTGGCTAAATATTTGTAAACCTTTTCAGTGTCATCTTCCCAATAAAGCGGGATAATGCCATTGTTGGTATCGCAAAAGACATAGTACTGGTAGCTATATTCCGTGTCATCGTAATTAGCAGTTCCTTTATCAGCTACCTCGTTATAAAAAGAACGCGGAAAAGTACCCCGCATTTCATAAATCGTCAGTCTAGTGTAAGTTTTATGGTCTTTGTACTCTTTTAAAGCTTCCTTGATTTTATCAGCGTTCCAATACTCCCGCTTTTCAAATAGCTCGGCTTTAGTTAAATAGTGAGTTTCAACAATCGTGCCATTTAAAATATTCTTCTGGTCGCAGATAATATTTTTCCATTCTGGAAATTCTATGTAAATCGTAGTCTCGCCATCAACTTCCTTTTCGCACTTCTTAGCCAGCACAGAGCCGTAACGAGTATGCAGTTGCTTGCTCTCGTTTATAGCCCGCCCTAATCTGACTTTCTTCATCCATTGATAAATATCCTTAGTCAGCAAAAAACTTTGAGTATAATAACCGTCATCGGCAGTAACCAAAATATCTTTAGTATCAAAATCCTTAGCCGCATCCTCAACATCGCAAATAGCGTTGCCGATATTATAAAAAGGCTTGTCATAGCCTAGCTGGTCTTTCTGTGAAATTAAATACTTGCTATTGCTGTAAAACTCAATCATCCGAATTAGCTTTTTCTGTAAGAACGGAAGCGACCCGCCTTTAACGCCATCGCCAGCATTATTTTCAGCCTCCAAAATCATTATTGGAGTGCTATAATCACGCTTGATATTTTCAAGTTCAGTAGCGATTGCAAGATTGTTATATTCAGGCATATAAAAAACAACTCACTGTGAGTTGCCCTGTCCTTCAGTGGCCTTTAATTTTGTTTTAATTATACTACTTCACTGAAATAAAAGTAAAACCGCTTATCACCATTTTACTACTTCTGTGAACTAAGAAAGTATCTGGCTTGCCGTCCTTATCCGCCGTTATCTCCACTCGCTCATAAGGCTTGAGGCTACTAAGTATCTCAAGCAACTGTCTTTGCGCTGGCGTAACTTTAGCGAATTCATCGGGCATTATTTGTAATATTCCTTTCTTTAGCTGCTAATCTCTGCAAATAATCTTCAATGTCCTCACTGCTAGTCAACTCCATAATCGCTCTAGGCTCAATGTACCAGTCCCTAACACGGTTAAATTCTTTAGGGTCAGTAAGCTTGCGGTTGTTTTGCCATTTTTTAATCATCGGTTTTGGCTAATTAAGCTTCGTTGCCTCACTAACGCTCGCTCCCTTAACTCCTCGACATTATCAGCCATAGGTTCATAGTTGGTCTTTATGGCGTATCTTAGTGCGTCTAAAGCGTCATCAAACTCTTTAATCGGCAAATCGCTTTCAGCATGGTCAGGCTTCTTTTCTGGGTAGCTGTAAATCTCAAGTTCGGCTATAAGATTAGGGCAATTTTTTTGAATAATCTTTATCCTATTTTGCTTAAATAGCTCCTTAATCAAACTAATGCCGCTTTCCACACTGCCTTTACCCTTTTTAACCTCAACTACACTAACACCCTTATCATTTAAAACTTGTATAGCAGATTGATTTTCAGGGTCAGGGTAAACCCGATTAAACTTGCAGCTTGCCACATACTCCGCTACTTGCAGCTCCGTATGCCTAGTCTTGTACCATTCATCGGTTACCCAATAATTATCTTCTCTATCTCGCTTAATGTGTATCACTGCCGCAGGGTGGCGAAAGCCAAAGTCCACGCCGGCAAAATATTCAACAGTATTCTCCGGCTCATCATTTGTTAAATGTCTCTCCCTGTTAAATTCTTTGTAAACCAAGCCTTCCGTCTTTCTAAAATCAGCTAAATTCTCTTGAGCAAATCTATCCTCCGTCAGTTCAAGCTTGGTCTTCTCAATTTCCTCACGAGCTAAATATGGATTATCGTATGTTGTAAAATGGAAACTTTTGTAGTCGCTGTCCTTAGCCTCTAAATTAAATAAATCGTAAAAATGATTAAAGCCTTTTGGCGTAGACAAGAATAAGCCGTCGCCTTTGGTATCAATTAAGGTTGGCCTCAAGACCTCATGCCAATTAGACCAAAAATTGCGATACATCGCCACTTCATCTAAAACAAGCAGGTGATTGCCCGTTCCTCTTAAACTCTCTACACTTTCCCAGCCATGCAAAGCGATTAAACTTCTACCGCCCTGAAATTGAGTTCTGACAATCAGCTCAAGCCTGCTCTCGTTAGCTTTAATCAGAATTGGTCGGCAAGCTTTCAATAAAGCTGTCCACGCTATGTCCCTGGCCTGTTGGTAAGTCGGTGCTAGGTAAACTACTCGGTTGTTGTCCTTCGCCACCGCTTTGGCTAACATCTCCCAAACCGCTAGTGTTGTCTTGCCCCACCTGCGACCGCAGTTGACTATCCGAAATCTGTGCCTGTCCCTCGCTACTTGTTTCTGTCCCTCGTGGAATAGAATTTTCTCCGCTTGATATTTCATTTTTAGTAATTAAATCTGCTGGCACAAAAATAAGAGGGTTTTC